GGAGGATTCCTCAAAAACATAAAATTAAACAAAGGAAAATAAAGGGGATATGTAATATGTACTTCTTACACGACATGTAAATACATGTAAAATATAGATATAAAGCCTCTAGTGTACAATCTATGGTAATCCAGTATATCTACAATTCAAGGTATTTTTCGCGCCATACATTTATTCGTTCATCAAACGAATAATGCAAAGCTGGCACGGGGAGTTCGCACTTCTCAGCAACCTCCCTGAGTTGTCTCATTCTTTCTTCATAAGTGTCGCGTTCATGCGCAAACCACTCATGGGAGGCGCCCTCGAGACATCCAATGGCAACCTCCTTGGGACTAGCAGTTTTACTTTTCAAATTGCAATGCAAACTCTTCCAAATTGAATTTTCATCCAATGCTCCGAGTTTCAGGTCCAAGGCATGATGATAAACCGACTGTCGCTTAAGGAAATCAAGATCTTTCAATGGAAAGAATTCTTGTCCCTCAGCATCCTTGTCAGGCGGAGTAATCTTCATACCGTGCTTTGCTAACTCATCTCGAATAGTCAAAAAGTTAAAACGCTTTCGTACATTCTTGGCAACAGAGCCCTTGTTGTCATCTCCGTATGTGGTTAGAGCAACACTTCCTCGGAAGGAGGGTGCTTCTGGAACCGCAGCGAAGAAACACATTCGGACAAACTTAGAATTGCCCAGACAATTGATCTGAACAGTAATGTTGTTACCGGAAGTATTCATATTATAGAGTACAATAATAGTCCCGTTGTACTCAATAACCGGGTGACAGAAATCGACAATCATGGTCTTCATGATCAAGATTGCCCATTCTGGATACCCTCCTGCAATTGCAAGCTGAATCATAGAAACTAGATTATCTCTGGTCATCTGTGAATTCATTCGTGTATCATAAGCACTGTAATCCATGCCAAAATGTCCAAAATCTCCATTAGCGAAGCGCTCTGAATGGTCCATGAGCTGCTGCCACTGTGGAGACATGGCATTAATGCCAACCGCTACCTCTGATTCTCGTGGGTACATAGAGAGAAATCGGGCAATGGGCAAGAAAAACTTGCGGATATACAGTCCAAAGGCAACGGGTGCTGCAGTAAACACCCGAACCTTTTCCTTGGTGAGCTTAGTTGGTTCGTCCTTAAGACAAGCAGAGAACACTGGGTATCCTCTCTCACCTTTCTTCCAACACGCCATCAATCGATCCATTTCAGTTTTCACTTCAGGACCAATGTGGCGTGTGACCAACTTCTCACCATCACGCTCCTCCTCGAAGTACATGTGTTTCTTTCCAAAGATCGGAAATCCCATGCTAGTGTTCATTGGTAAAGCATCGATAAATCGACACCCATCAATTCCACATACCATTTCGTGTTCCGTCAATGGTCGAAAAACATTCTTCTTAGCGTAGTTTTTAACCAAAGGAGTTAGGGGTTCAAGCCAATCTTGGCGAGCCCTCTGCAAATCCTCAGGCCAAAACATATCTGCTGGATCAACAATCTTGTCCAAAGTGGCGTTAAATGCCTTCCAATTCGGATCAAGTTTTGGTGGTCCCCAGATATTTTCAACACCGGTAACCTCTGTAACTGCCTCAGATAAAACAGACGTCTGAACTTCTGATTTCTGTGTTCTCCGCACTTTACATGAACCCAAAACATCAACAAATTGATCTGCTGAGTAAGTGTTCACGTGAGCTTTGGGGTGCACAGGACCAGTAACAACAGGCCGTCCGTACTGAGACTCAGGCATTACACCGGTTCTCGCCGAAAGCATGACTCCATCTAGCTTCTCAAGTGCAGCATAAGCTGATTCCAACTCACCAATCAGAAGAGTTTGAAATACAGCATATGTAGCACCTTGTCCACCAACATGGAAACCAAGAATTTTAGGTGTGTGTCCATCACGAATGACAGGGGCCATACATGAACCTTTCCCAGAGATCTTACAAGCGTAATGGCCTCCTTTAAACTTCATGTAACAATGACCTTCATTGTGAGACATCTTGACCATAGTTTTCTCAGTCTCCGAACTACCATCATCTGTCTTATGATAAAACACAGCTGCAGAGGAGCCCGAAGGCATCTCATTTAGCATGAACTTTTCCACAGACGGAATATCTGGACAATTCGGAACGTAACATGCGACCAAATCCAAATTTGGAATGTCGTACATCACGGTTTTGTCAATCTTCACACGGAATTTACCTCCACAGGTATTGCTCCTATGGAGAGTAACTTCCATGCGAGGTGTTCGTTCCTTGGTCATGTCCGACGAAGGATAAAACACGTGGCGAGGAATGAGCATAACGCTCTTTCGTGGAAAGAAAGCATTGCAACCCGTGGTGGATCCATCAGCACGAACAAACTTTGCAAACATAACATTGTTGCGCAATTTACTCACTACTTGATCGCAAGTGGCAC